TCCTGTGATAAATAAGCAGCCGCACGAAACTCCAACTGTGCAAAGTCTGCTTCCATAATCTTGCCCCCTTCAAAGCGAGACACAAACACCTTCTTCACAGGGAATGTGCCGCCACGTGGCATGTTCTGCATGTTGGGGTCAGCACCACTTAACCTGCCTGTGGCAGTGCGATGCTGTAGCAAACGAACATGCAACTTGCCATCACTCTTTGTGTGCAGGTCAATGCCTTCTACAAAGGATGACAGGTATACGTCAACGGCTGATAGCCGCCGCACCTTTGACAAGAAGTCAACTGCATCTGTCATACCTCTTGACTTAGCGGATGATTCCAATAGTTCTAAGTTGGTTTTGCTCGTGGTAAAACCGTTAGCACTTGCCCATTTAGCAGATGGCGGTTTGAATTTTAGTCCAGCAACTTCACTAGTAGAAACAAAATGATAACCAGATGCATTACAAGAAGTACAACGGTTTGGTTTAGCAAAAGGTGTTCCATCTTTCTTTACCTTCCTTACGTATCCACTCCCATTGCACGTCAGACATTGTTCTGCTTTTGTTTTATAGAGACGCTCTGTACCTGCCGCAACAAAACTACGAAAGTCCACATCATCCATGTAAGGGTCAACAGCATTACCCCAATGTTGTTTGTCCATAACCTTGCGGCTATAGATAACCCACGATAGTTGCTCTGGGCTATTCAGGTTGATAGGTGTGTCACCCATCAGTTCCCGAACATGCTGTTGCAGGTCAGTTTCAAGTTGCTTCTTCTCTGCCTCAAACTCTTCACGCACTTCATTTAACTTGGTGCGGTCAACGCTGAAACCACGCTGATAGATACGAGCAAGACATACAGCCACCTGATTAGTTAGGTCAACTGTTCCCATCAAGCCGCTATCTGCAGGTGTATTCAAGCGATACATCAACTTGTCAGACAACTGTTGTGTAGCATGAAGGTCAGCCTGTAGATATTCAACCAACTCATCGTATGGAATATCACGAGTGCTATATCCCTGCTTGAAGTATTCTTTCAGCGTGTCCTGCTTCTTTGTGTCCAAGTCGTAGCGTTCAGCACATGCTTCTAGTGACAGTGGTTCTTTCTGTCCACGCTGTAGCACATACTCTGCAAGCATTGTGTCAAACACAGGTCCATCATACTTGAAGCCTGATTCCCATAGCCACAGCAAATCGTGTGCGGCGTTGTGCATGATTAGAACAGTAGCGGCATCTAGGAACTCCTGCACCAACACATGTCCATAATCGTCTGCCTGAACCTGACTGTGGTCAAAGGTAACTATACGCTCAACACCTTGGTCATTAAGCATCCCTATCATAACCAGTGTATTCTCTGGCTCGAATGGGTCAAGGTGCATCTTACCACCGCGCTTGGTGACAGTGTTCTCTACATCAAGTGTTAGTTTCATGCTACATACCTCGCTGTTTGATACTCAAGGTCACAGTGTACCACACCATGCCAACCTGTCAACTTGTTTTTTACAAGGTTCAGGTGTCTTTGTGTGTCCTCTTCATCCTGCCCATCAACTGGTGGGTTCTTAGCAATCATAATCATCAGGTCTGCTTCAGCGGCTTTGCCTGTACGACTGCCTTCCATCATGCTTTGATTAAGCAATATCTTACCTTCGGCATCAGCACTCAACTGTGACATATAAAAGACAGCACATTCATGTTCCTTTGCAATCATACGAGCATGAACTGCATTGGCTTTGAGTGCCTCATCTGTTCTGGCAAAGCCACCCATCTTAGCAAACTTATCGCCCATATCAAGTAGCAATATGTCTGGCTTGTAAGACTTGCACACAGATTCAACCCAAGACATGTCACGTCCAGTAGCATCCTTAATCTTGATGCGTTCTTTAACAGGAGCATACAGGTCACGTGCCTTTGCTGGGTTATCCTTTATCTCTCTCATTGTCATGCCAGTAGCGGCAGTGAGATACCTAGCACCCACACGGTGATAGCCTTCCTCGTTGCAGAGGATAATGCAGTTAGCACCTTGATGAGCAAAACCACCGGGGCTTGCAATCAGGGATGCATGAAACGATGTCTTACCTGTGTTTGGTCTAGCACCAATCTCAATCAAGTGTCCTGCATTTACACCCTCAATCTTTCTGCATAACGTAGGAATGTTGAATGTCCAACGTGCCTCTAGGTCAGCCTTTGCCATCAGAGTATCCATGTCAATGTCATCCCACTCAATATTTAGATTGGGTGTGAAGTCATCTCCATACTGCTCAAGAAGCATACGCAACGGCTCAAGACTGCTCTTGTCTCCATTCACATAGTCAAAGCCAAGGTTGGCAATATCTTCTCCAATCACCTGCTGAAACAGTTTTGACAGCACTTCCTGTGCCACGTCACTGCCCATAGGCACTTCCTTCTTGATGGAATGAAACAGTGCAGAGTAAGCCTGTTTCTGTGCTGTTGTCAGTGTAGGATTGTTGGACATAAACAATGCTTCTACTTCATCAGGAGAAACAGTACGTTCGTATCGTTCCATTGCTTTGTCAATCACAGACTTAATCTTGCGAACATCTTTGCTGAACAGCCTGTCTGGACATCTTGCTCCACGATGGTCATCATAGAATGACTTGTCCATTAGGCTACGTATTAATGATAGTTCCATGTTTTTCTTCTCCTATGTTGGTCAACTTCTCTATGTCTGTTGGGTTACGGTATTTCAAATCATCTGTTAATCGAAGGACACGAACATCCTTTACATGTCCTCTTAGTTCCTTTGCAAACTGTAATGTCTTTGGCAGTGCGTCAGGGTCTAGTGCTATTACTGCCGTTGAGAACTGTGCGAGATACCTCTTGTGTGTTTCTTGTAATGATGTACCCAACACAGCGACCCCAACAAATACATCATCACCTACAACTGCGGCACTCACACAGTCCTCAACAACTACAGCGACTTTACCACAACCATGTGCATATGGCAAGCCACTTTTTCCATATCTTTTCCATTTAGGCAGACGCTTGGTCATAGCACGACCAGTAGCATCTACTATGTGACCATCATGTTTGATGGGAAAAACAACTCTCTGTTCCTTTACATCATACATCAGGTCAAGTTCTTCTGCATCAATACCATACAACTCCATTGCCCATTCCGCAACATCAAATGTATGTGGCACGATGTACTCAGGCATACTGAATGTACTTGCAGAAGCATACTCTTCAGCACCAGAGAAGCCAGCACGAATGTCATCCACAGAAAGATGAACACGAGTGCCGCCCTTAGTACCACAAGAAGCCTTGTAACAATTCCATACAAGAGAACCCATGTTATTGGTCACTGTAAATGTTTTATAGCCACCACAGTTAGGACAGTTCATTCTCTTTGTCTCTCCATTAGCAACGTCTATATCACTTATAGTGTTGTATATATTATTCATGTAATATCTCTTTCCTTTGCGGCACTTGCTATGCTTATACCATGTTTCTGACGCTCAGTCAATGCATAGTTTGCACTTGTTAGTGTATTTTTTAGGTAGGGTTTGACTGATGCTGGGTTAGCATGTCCTGTAACCGACATGATTTGTCCTATTCCAACACCAGCCTCTACCATTTCTGTTGTTCCTGTTCGTCTAAGGTCAGACAGACGTAAGTCCTGCGACAAATTAGCGCAGTCCATTATCTCTCTAGCATATTTAGGTAGATTGTGCAATGTGTATGGCTTGTATTCACCGCCGATTGGAACAGGTCTTGGAGCAACCAAGGGTTGAAAACCAAAATCATTCTCCTGCTGCGTCAACATGTCGCACAAGTCATCTGATATTGGAAGATGTACATCTGCTCTACGCTTTGACTGCTCAATATACACAGTCTTGCTATCAAAATCAATGTTATCCCAACGAAGAAGTCTCATATCACCAAGACGTTGACACCATTCATATGCCATGTGTGCAATGAGACCTATGTTACGGGTGCTAAAATCGCTGTAGGCTACATCTAAAAACTTCTGAACGTCTTCCTTACTCCACACCGTCTTACGCCTCTCAGGGGTGCGTCTGCGAATGTTTCTGAAAGGGTTTAGTGGGTGTATCTCCATACGCTCTGCGTGATTGAAAGCAATTCGTGTTGTTGCAAGCAAATGATTTGCCATGTGAATACCCTTTTCACACCATTGTTCATACGCTAGTTTAGCAACCTTAGTTGTAACATCTTCAAGAGTGTATCGGTAGAGAGCAACGCCCTCTACCTTTGTGTTGAGAACGACACCAAGAAAGTATTCATATTGTTTCTTAGTTTCGTTACGTAAGTTTCTGAAATCAAACGATTGTTTGTAATCGTTTATCAGTTCTTTGAGTAACATTATGCCGCCACCAGTTGTCTAAACTCACGAGTGCTAATCCATTTTGATACTTCCTGCTCTCGTGTCCACATGTTTTGTGCTTCAGTATCCTTGCCTGTGTTACGCAGGTTGAAGCCGTTACGCTCATCTGCATATGTAGCATAGTTTGTGAAGGCACTGTATAATGCAAACACATTACGTCCACGAACAGATGTCTCTTGATTGTATAGGCTGTACATCTTCTCTGCCTTTCGTTCAGATTTGATGACACGCTCAAGCAAGTCTTTGATATTTACAAATGTTGTATTGATACTTGCCCAATGTTGTAGTGCCTCTACCTGATTATAGAAATCATTCTTTGATTCCCTTAGTTCCTTGATGAACCTATCAAGGCAAAAATTACTGCTGTTCTTGCGGCGAATCTTGTCGTATTCACCGCGAATCAGACCATTGGTGCAGAAGAAATCAATAGCACCAAAGTAAACTTGATTAGAACAACTACCATCAACACCATGCAGTGCAATTATGCGTTGAGAAACAGTAGTCTCATGCCTATCTGTTTGTATCTTTGCAGTAACTTCTGGAAGTGATACATCCATCAATGCCCAAGCATTATTACGGGCAGTCCTGTAATGGATGTTCATGTTATCGGTATCCATCTCACCAAGATTTTCAGTAATCGTGTCGTGAACACGTTGAAAAAATGCTGGATGACTGGCACAGTTAAACGTATTTCCAACTACTCCAATGTACTCTCCAGTCTTCCCATTTATAACATACTTCTTCTCTTTGAACTTACTAGGCTCAAACACCACCTCAAAATCCAACTCTTCCTTTACAATATCCAATGGCATAATATCCTTCTCCTTTCATTCCATTAACTGATAATGTCTTATATAATATATCACATATACTATACCATTACCAGAAGATTTTTACAAATCGTCATCATCAAGTTCTGCAAGAACCCAATCTGTGTAGAATACACTCATACCTTCTTCGTCTTTTTGAGGTACAAACTTCATGGCAGTATGCAGTAGACATTCAAGTTCTTCTAACTTACCCAAGTCAGACAGGAACATGTCATGGCATTCATGTAATGACTGCACTATATTACGCACGTCAATATACGCCTTGAG